AGGTGCGACTTGTGGTGGCCGACCTTGACCCCGGTGTGGACGAACACCGGGAGGCCCGCCATGCCGGCGCGCAGACAGAACGTCAAGTCCTCGCCGACCGGCTGGCCATTCAGCTCCGTCTCCTGAAACCAGGGGAAGGTGCGGTTGAACGCCTTAGCCTCGACGGCCTCGAGCGCGCGACGGTGGATCAGTAGGAACGCGGCGCCGGTCGCCGCGACCTGCACCAGCGAATCGCGCGGGTAGTCGTTGACCCGCACCGTCGTCGGATTCCCGTCGACCTCGCCGAGCTGATAGATCGTCGGCCACAGCACGTCATGCGACGCACCGAAACACAGGCCGCCGACGATGGGCGCCGACTCCGGGTCCGCGACCTGATGCAGCGCGTCCAGTGCGTCCGGATCCCACGCCATGTCGGCGTCGATGAACCACAGCCACTCGGCGTCCGTCGCCAGGAACTTCCGCACCAGGCTGTTGCGGGACGCCGACACGTTCGCCGACGACCACTCGTTGAAGATGTTGACCACCCGGCGCGACGACACGCGGTCGAACAGCAGCGAGCCGACGAGTGACGTGGTGAAGTACGCCGACGTCTGGCCTGGGTGGATGAACGCGATGACCGTCGACTCCGCGGAGCGGTTCTCGATGATCTCCTTGCGCGCCTTCGTAAGCTTGGACTGCGCACCCATCACGCCACCGCCTTCGAGCGGAGCCAGACGAGGAACTCAGAGCGCGTCCGAGTGTGCTTCCGCGCGTTGCAGTCCATGCAAGCCGCGACAATGTTGCCGACGGAATGCGACCCGCCACGACACAGTGGAACCAGGTGCTCTTTCGTCAGGGTTGTTCGCGCGCCGCAGTAGTGACACTCGCCGCGCTGACGCTCCACGATCCGGCGCCAGTCGCGCTCAGTGAACTCGTAGACCGTCGCGGCCTGGACGCGTGCGCGACGGCGCATCGCGGCTTCCTTGTAGGGAGTCGGATTCCGGCGGTACGCCTCGCGGTCCGCTGCGCGCTTGCGCTCGCGGACCTCGGGGTCTTGCATGCGCTCCCACTGTCGGTCGCGCGCGGCCACCGAAAGCCGCTCGCGGTGCCGGTGGTAGCTCTTGCGTGCAGCCTCGGCCATGCAGTCGCGGCACCACCAGTTGAGTCCGTCGCGCGCACGCGCTACGGGGCCGAACTGGTCGCAGTGCTTCTGCTGCTGACATTTGGTGCAGGTCTTCATGTGTAGCCTCCGAATCTCCGCTAGCGACTTGCCCTGGGCAGGGCGGTGGCCCCGGACGCGGAGACATCCGGGGCCACCTAACCGGCTGCTTAGACCGGCTGCTTGCTGCGCCGCAATCCCTTGCGACGCACGGCCTTTCGGCTTCCTAGCACTTCAAGAAACGGAATGCGTTGACGTCGAGGCAGTCCGACCCGACGCGCTTGTGCGCGATAAGGCCGCGGCTGCCGAGCGGCAGGCCGGACCCGTCGACCACGTTGGGCACGAACTCGACGGTGGTGCCGAGCCGGTCGTAGATCAGGAACCGGCTGAAGTCGCCGAGGACGATGAGCACGGTGCCCGAGGTCGTCGCCGACGCCATGTCAGAGCAGGCCACGGTCGGCGAACCGAGCAGGTCACGCCCACCGCCGCCGCCGACGTTGAAGTCGGACCAGAAGTACGAACCCTGCGAGCCGGTCGACATCTGCTTCACCTTGTTGAACGTTGCCTTATTGGCAACCCAGGTCGAGGAGTCCTCGAACCGGGACGGCACGGCGTTCAGCAGCGCGAACACGTCGACAGCCGAGGTGGCGTCGAAGGTGCCGCGGGTGGTGGCGGTGACCGTCGAGCCGGCGGTGCCGCTGATCGCGGTGACGATGCCCTTGGGGGCGCCGCTGCCGCTGCCGCTGATGAACGCGGTCTGCTCTGCGTAGTCGAAGCCCTCGCCGATCAGGCCGGGGAGCTGCGCCAGGAGGTTGGAGTCCTCGAAGATCTCGTAGGACCCGGTCACGTAGGCGGTCAGCTTCGCGGCGGTGACGGACGGGCCGCCCATCGTGCCGGTGCCGTCGGTGAGCGCGGTGTTCTCCGCAACCCAGTAGGTCGTGACAGCGCCGGCGGTCACGCCGTGCCACACGTTCTGGGTGCCCTGCTCGACGCGGGCGATGCGACGGATGGGGTTCTTCGTCGCGGTGCCCGTGTTGATGAGGGTCGGGTCGAGGAGGAACGGGAGCGCGTAGCCGCCATTGGCCGACGTGAGGGACGCCGACGCACGAACGGCAGCGGCCTCCTCGGCAGTGTAGTTCGGGCGACCCTGCGACCGCATGTATTCCTCGAACGCGGAGCGGTAGGCGTCCGAGCCGGTGAGCAGGACGAGGTCGGACACGCCGCGGATCGACTCGACCTTGCGGGCGACCTCCTCGACGGCGTCCGAGGACACGGCGCGGGACTTGCCTGCGGCCTCGATGGCCGACATGGCGCGGTCACGCTTCTCACCCTCGGGGGTGTAGGCGAGGCGCTCGAGGTTGTCGAACGGGTCGTTGCGGACGATGACGTTGGGCGCGTGGAACGCCGGGGTCACGTTGGCCGGGTCGACCGCAGCAGCGCGGACGGCCTCGATCTTGGCGGCCTTCTCGGCGACGACGGCGCGCTCGGACTCGAGTGCGGCGAACTCGTCGGCGAGCTCGACGGCGCGGGCGCCGTCGGCGTCGGTGGGCGCCTCGACCTCGTCGAGAGCGCGGATCTCAGCCTGGATCTCGGCGCGGCGCGCGTCGATCTCGGCGAGCCGAATGCTCGGCTTCATGGGGGTGTCTCCTCAGGGGTTGGTGATGACGCTGGCGAGCGCGATACGGATGCGCGCCTTCGCGTCGGTGGGGTGATCGCCCCGAGTGGCATCGGCCGGCTCGTCGGCGGTTCGCTCCGGCTCCCCGTCGGGAGTGGTGGCGGAAGTCTGGGAAAGGTCGGCGAGCGCACGCGCCGCGACCTCGGTGGGGAACGCCGCGAGCGCAGCTCGCAGCTCGTCGGCGGTGGCCTCGGGGCTCAGTGAACGAACGGCGGCCATCGCGTCCTCGTACGCCGGGAACGTCACCAATGACGCCTCTCGGACACCGGCCTCCGTGCGCCATACGACGCCGTTGCGCCTCTCGTGCTTGATGCCGCGGAAGCCGATGGAGAACGACAGCGCACCCTCGGCGGCGAGGGTCAGAGCGTCGTTGGCCTTCGTCGTGTCGAACGTCCAGAACTCGCCGTAGAGCCCGGCGGCGTCCTCGCGCAGCAGCGTCGAGCGGCCCAGCGGGTCATCGCCGGCGCGGTGCTGCGACAGCAGCATCAGCGGCTTTTGGCGCTCGGCGAGGTGCTTGCTGAACGCGCCGCGCTGGAACGCCTCGTCGTAGAACGGGCCACCGTCGGACACGCGAGCGATGCGCTCGAACGGCACGATGATGCCGTAAATGGTGCGGCCGCCCGCCTCGTTGCGGACGGAGATGTCGCACTCGTAGGAGCGGGAAAGGAACTCGCTCACTGACTGCCTCCGGGGGCGTTGGGGGTAGATCCGGGCGCCTGCATCTGCACAGACACGAGCCCGGTGTGGCCACCGACGAGGAGCGACGAGTCAGAGGCGACGACCGCCTGCACGGCGACGTCGGGCTCGTAACCCGCCTGAATGAGCGTGGAGATCGCCGACGCGGCGATCTGCTGCGACTCGGCGCGGGCCTTCTCGGCGTCCTGCAACGCGGGGATGTTCCCCGTGTCGAACCACAGGCGCACACCAGCACGCGGCGGCGACACCAGCTTCCCGAGCGCGGCAACCGCCGACGACCACAGATAGGCCATCGTGCCGCTGCCGAACGACTTGAGCGCCTGGTCATAGTTGGCATACGTGCCGGCGTCGAGGCCCGACTGGATACCGACGACCTGCGGCGGCACACCCGCGGCGATAGCGATACGGACCTCGCCCGCAGCCTGCACGGCGGTGAACGCCATCTTCTCGAAGTCCATGCCGACCGTCGTGACGTCGGCGCCCTCGTCAATGACCATCGTCCGCCACGCGTTCATCGCGCCGCCGTGGCGAGCTGCGACCTGGCGAGACAGGGCTTCCTGCGCCTCCCGCGACATCTTCCCCGGCACCCGCACCAGCAGGTTCGGGGTCGCGGCGTTGCGGAAGAACGCGAGCCGGTGATCCGTCATCAACGCATCGGCGTCGACCTCGCGCACGATGGGCGTGATCCACGCCATGCCCCGGTGCGGGGACAGCGGGTCGGGGATCGGCGCCCAGTGTGCGACCGTGTCGACGTCGTAGAAGTCCGGGTCGCTGACGTTGCGGCCACCGCGCCAGTACGCGAACCCGACGACCGACTCGACACCGTCACCGCGATCCGCGGACACGATGTCGACGAGGTCGGGGCGCAGCCGCTCGAGGCCGTCGCCGGTGTCACGCACGAACGCGTTACCCGCGAAGTCGACGTCCTGAATCATGCGGGCGAGCAGGTCCGACGACGTCCCGGCGGGCCACGGCATCTCGAGCGGCAGCAGCTCCGGCGTCCCGAACAGGCGACGCGTCGTGAGATCCTGCCACTTGAATTCGGCCTGGCTGAACAGCATGAGGCGCGTGTTCGACACGGCGAAGATGACGCCGTTGCCCTGGTAGCCGAGCGTGACGTAGGACGGGAACGCGGTGCCGACGGACTCGCGCCCGTCCTGCTGCCACGTCGTGTAGTAATAGCCACCGTCGGCGAGGCCACGGGCCGCGTCGGGGGCCTCGTGCCGGCCGCGCGTGCGCCGCGCGAAGCGGTCCCACCACGCCATGAACAGCCTCCGGGGTTACAGGAATAGGACCGTCGGCGATGACGGGGGGTCGGCCTCACCGAACGCCCACAGGGCGAGCGTGGCCGCGTACAAGGGGGTCAGATCAGCGCGGGCACCCTTACGGCCCCACGCCCACGCGTCGCCCACCGTGCGGCGACCAGCGCCCGCCACGGCGACATTCAGCAGCGCCTCATCCCGGTGCCGCAGCTCACCCGCGACGACGAGGTCGAAGAACCGGCCGCACGCCTGCGTCAGCGCCCGCGTCGACGCCGTCAACGGCTCGATGCGCGCCTCGGCCAACGGCTGCAACAGCGCACCCGCCGCACCCGCCGGATCCAGCGCCACCGCACGAGGGTTGTGACGCTGCAACTCGACCAGCCGCGGCACCACCCAGTCAGTGCCCTCACGGGCATCGACCAGCGCCACATGCGGGCGACCATCGGCGCGCTTCCCAGCGACCGCGATCGTCGCCCGGTCACGCTCCGGGGACACGTCCACCGCGAACGCCACCGGATCCAGCGCCACCGACTCGACGTCAGCGCACCCGGCCCACAGCGCCGGCGGGATCACCGCCGCACCCGTCGGCATGTCCGGGATCGACAACCGCTCACGGCGGAACTCCGGCTCAGGCAACGCCCGAACCTCGGCCTCGATGAACTCCTCGGTCAGCCGGTAGCCGAGCGCAGGGTTCGCCTGCGCCCACGCCTCCCGGTCGTCGAGGTCCGCGTCCTCCGACGCCGACCACTCGAGATACGCCAGGCGCCCCGGATCCTCACCCAACGCGCGGGCACGGATCGCATGCAACTGCTCCGACGTCGCCATCGCCGCCGACGACGCATACCAAACTTGCGGGTTCGGGCGGGTCGACAACGTCGGCAGCAGCGCCGCCATCGCAGCCCCGCCGAGGTTGAACGCCTCGTCGAGAAACAGCGAATCCGCGGACCAGCCACGACCCGACCCACCAGAGCGGGCGAAGAACCGGAGCCGCTGGCCCGACCGCAGGTCGTAGCCGAACTCCGACGGGTTCCGCACCGTCCGCAGCACCCGCGCCGACAACGCCGGGTCGCTGTCGATCAGTGACCCGATACGGCGGAACGCCTCACGGGACGTCTTGAACTCGTGGGACGAGTAGATGAACAACTCGTCGCCGAACAGGAACATCTTGGCGAGGGCCAGCGCCTCGAACAGCGCGCCCTTGCCGTTCTGCCGCGACACGACCACGCCGACCTCGAACGCCGACCACTTGCCGTCAGCGCGCTCACCCAACCCGACCTCGAGCGCGAACGCCTGCCACGGATCCAGCACCAGCCCCGCGTCCGCCGCCAAGGCCACAGCCTCAGCGCCGGCCGACGACACCGCGTCAGGCGCGACCAGCAGCCTCGGCCGCTGCGCGCCTACGGCGCTCACGCTGCTCCCGGATCTCATCGACGGCATCGCCACGGTCACCGACACGGGCCACCGCCTCACGCAAGTCGTCGAGGGCCGCCCGCAGCTCCTTCGCCAGCGACGCGACACGCTCCACCGGGGCGACGTCGACGCGGGCCGCGAGCAGCAGCGCCAACTGCGCCTCGGGACCGGCGGCTACCGTGGGCGGCACCTGCTCGAGCAGGGCCGTGATCGACGTGACCATCGGGCCGGAGCGGGCGGGGGGCATCGTGACCCCCTGTTCGATTACGTGTGTGCGGGTCCGGGCTGCTCGGAGGCGACCCGCCTGACCTGCGGCGACGTCGTGACGCGCTTGCGGGTATCGTCGCAGGTCAGGGGCTTGCGACGCTTGAACGTTCCACAAAAAACCGGCCGA